TCAGTTGACGGCGGCAGGCAGCTCATACGGATTGAACCGCACCACCTCTTCTCCAAGCCAATCGTTGATCTGCGCCAGTCGAGCCTGAACCGGTTCCAGCTCGTTGACCGCCCACACCTGAGCGGCGTCGCGGATCGACCCGAACCCGCCCGCGTTCTGCGGCACGATACCCATGAGCTGGGGTGGGATGCGCAGCGCCGCCAGCAGGTCATCGCGGCTGATGTTCTTGATCGAGGCGAAGTCATCCTTGGCCGCCACCTCGCTGATCGGGATCAGCTGCATGCCATCCTTCTTGCCGCCCGGGGCGTACATGAACAGATTGCGGAAGTTGCCGGGCCCCTTGCTGCTCTTCATCGCGTCGCGCAGGTCAGTGACGAAATCCTCGTTCTGTGCCGCGTCGGTCATGTACAGGATGAACCCCGCGTGCGAGCCGTTCTGGTAATACTTGCGGCGAAACAGCGTGGCCGACTCGTTGAGCAGCGCGCTCTGCAGAGACGCCAGCCACTCCGGCAAACCGTAGACCTCCTGGTTGATATCCGTCTCACGCAGGTGGCAGACGCTCCCGGCCTTGAACTCGTGCTCGTCCTTCCATCCGCGCACCTGGTAGTAAGTCACCAGGTCGGTACCGCGCCGCATGTACTTCGCCAAGCACGGTTGCAGGCCAAGCGCCTGGCGCAGCATGTTGTCGCGCTTCTCCAGGTACAGGTTGCCGCACCACCCCCAATCCATGACTACCTGCTCGAACGCCGCCCGGCTCAGCAACCGGTGAGGGATAAAGGTGCGCGCCAGTGCGTTGCGCTTGAAGTTGAGCCCAGACTGCAGATACACGCTCGCCTTCGTCGAGCGGGCTAGGCCGTCCAGGGATACTGGCGGCTCATACCACCGACCATTGGCCCAGCACTCCAGATAGTCGAGGATCTCCCGACCATCGAGCACCGGTACCGGATCGCCGAAGGTGAAGGCCATCGACTGGCCACCCTGATCCTTGACCAGCAGCTCGCCTTCTCGCGCCTGGGTAGTTGCCGCCAGGTCCTGGCTGCGGCGGTTGCGATTCTTGCTCATCAGTAGATCTCCATGATGCCGGTGTTGGCCGCTGTCCGGCCCTCCAGCGGCTCGTTGTGCAATGCGTGAAAGAGCGCCCACGCCAGATCGGCGTGGCCGGTGCTGTCGTTGCGGCCCGCGACATAGGTGAACTGGCGTCCACCTGGGGTGATGGTCTTGCGGATGGCCATGAGCGACTGCGCGATGTCGATCCAGCCGGCATCGAATTCAAGACGCCCCTTACTGATCACGTCCCACGCCTTCATCACCAGGCGGGTCTTGACTTCGGGGTTGTAGGAAAACGTTTTCAGCGCCGGGAAGAACTGGCGCACCAACTGAGCAACGGCGCTACCGATGCCCGTTGTGTCGATCCCGATATAGGCCACGTTGTAGCGGCGGGTAACCTGCCGGATCGTTTCGGCCTGCGCGGCGAAGTCCATGCCCCGGAACTGGTGGCGCTCCAGTACACGGAACTTGCCACCAGCCACCAGCGGCGGTCCCACAACCACCAGGCCGGCAGAGTCGCCGCTCTCGGCGGGATCGTACCCAACCCAAACGGGCCGCTCGCCGAAGGGCCGCATCGCAAAAGGGCTGTAGTCTGGCCAATCCCAGCTTTCCACCATGCACGGCTGCAGCATCGACAGCGGGAAGATGCTCTGCCCGTCATCGACAAACTGGCACATCAGCAAGTTCTGGAAGGCCGCCGCGTCGTATTCCTCACGCAGTTCGTCCAGGTCAAACAGATCGCAGCCGCGTGCCTCCGCATCGAGGATGGTGACAATCTGGCGCCAGATGCGGTCCTCGCAGTACCGGCCCTGCTGCAGCGCCTCGTGACTTACGTCTAGCTGGATATGCTGGGCCGTTGGCTTGCCCTTGTTGAAGCGCTCGCCCGTCCAGTAGTTGTAGGCTGGGTGCGCCATGCTGCTGGGCGTCGAGAAGTAGGTCTTACGCCACTTCTTGTGCAGAGCCATACCCGAGGCCACTTTGTTGATCTCGGCGAAGCCATGAACCCAGAAAAACTCGTCGAAATAAAAGTTTCCGCTGCGCCCCTGCGCCGTGCGGTAGTTGGTTCCCAGGAAGTGCAGCTCGGCGTTGTTCCACAGGACAATGGGGTCGCCACTCAGCTTTACCCCCAGCACTTCGTTGAGGAAGGACTGCATGTAGGTCTTGAACTGGTGCGCCTGCGCCTTGCTGGCCGACAAAAATATCTGGTTGCGGCCCGTGGTGATGGCGTCGATCAGCGCCTCGCGGGCGAAGTAGAACGTCGCGCCTATCTGCCGGCTTTTCAGGATCATGCGGGTGCGCATGTTCCCCGCGCGGTGCCAGTCAAGCTGATAGTCGAAACAGCTGTCGCGGAACGCCTCGACCAGTGTCTCGATCTGCCCCTCGTCCAGCTCGTTACGCTTGGGTGCCTTCTTTGGCCCCTCGTTGCGCTTGGCGATGTTCGGGTTGAGGTCCGTCTCAGTCCCGCCGTCCTGGTAGCGCTGAATCCTGGCTTGCCGCTCCAACTGCCGGTGCAGCAGATCGATTTCCTTGAAGTCCCCGCCGGTCTTGCCGTCCTTGAGGATCAGCTGCACCAGACGCGCCTCCAGCGCCCCGCCGATCCGCTCAACGTTGTTCGCCCGGTCCCACTCGTCCCGTGTTTTCCAACTGTGCAGGGTCTTCTCTTTCTCGCCGAGGTAGTCGGCGATATCGGTGATGCGCCAGCCCGTCCAATACAGGAACTTGGCGTGGCGGCGCGGATCGGTGGTGGGCTGGGCGATTGCATTCATGACGCAGATGCTGCCGCTCACGCGCGCGAGCCCCTAACTCCGCGCCCTGTAGCGCGCCTCGCTACATGCTCAGAGCGTTGCCGCGCCTTCCTCCACTGTCGACCATGCCCTCAACGCAACGGCAACCGCCGCCAACGCATCGAGGACAGCCCACATGGCCGCAAGCAACGCCCCCGCCCAGAAATTCCGCTCTAACTGGTTCCGTGTTGCCGTTGAAGGCGCCACCACCGATAAGCGCAAAATCGAGCGCACTTGGCTGGAGCAGGCCGCCAAAAACTTCAGCCAAAACACCTATGGCGCCCGCGTATGGCTGGAACACTTCCGCAGCCTGCTGCCGGACAGCCCCTTCAAGGCCTACGGCGACATCACGGCCGTCAAGACCGAAGAGGTCGAGATTGCCGGGCAGAAGAAGCTCGCCCTGTTCGCCCAGATCGAACCAACCCCCGATCTGGTGGCCATGAACAAGGCCAAGCAGAAAATTTACACCTCCATCGAAATCGACGAGAGCTTCGCCGACAGCGGCGAGGCCTACATCGTCGGCCTGGCCGTGACCGACTCGCCGGCAAGCCTGGGTACCGACGTGCTCGCTTTCTCCGCGCAGAAGCCGGACGCCAGCCCCTTCAAAGATCGCCACTACTCCGTGACCTCGATGTTCACCGAGGCCCTGGAAGCTGAAATCAACTTCGAGGAAGTCGCTGACCCTGAGAACAAGGCCCTTGGCCTGTTCAACCGGGTCATGGAAGCCCTCGGCAAGAGCAAGGAAAAAACGGTCAAGGATGACGCCCAATTCTCCGAACTGACGAAAGCTGTGGAGGCGCTCGCCAACCACGCCAAGGACCAGGGATCGGCCTTCACCACCGAGCAGACCAAGCTCACCACTTTGCAAACCGCCCACGAAAAACTGGCCGGCGAATTCGCTGACCTGCTCAAGCGCCTGGGTGACACCGAAGACCACAGCCAGCAGCACCGCCCACCAGCTACGGGTGGCGACGGCAAAGTGCTGACCACGTTCTGACACCACCCAGCCCGCACCCCGGAGAATACCTAATGCGTAACGTAACCCGCCTCGCCTTCACCGCCCTGGCCGCGCAGATCGCTCTGCTGAACGGCGTTGCCAGTGCAACCGAGAAATTCAACGTCGCCCCTAGCGTTCAGCAGACGCTGGAAACTGCCATGCAGGAATCCAGCGCCTTCCTCAAGGCCATCAACCTGATCGGCGTCAACGAGCAGACGGGCGAAGCCCTGCTCGCCGGGGTCAATGGCCCCATCGCCAGCCGCACCAATACCGCAGCGGGCAACCGCCGCAACCCGGCCGACGTCTCCCAACTGACCAAGGACGTGTACGCCTGCAAGCAAACCAACTTCGACACCGCGTTCCCCTACGCGCTACTCGACGCCTGGGCCAAGTTCCCTGACTTTCAGGTACGCCTGACCAACGCCATCATCGAGCGCCAGTCCCTCGACCGCATCATGATCGGCTTCAACGGTACCAGTGCGGCATTGGCTACCGACCGCGCTAACAACCCCCTGCTGCAGGACGTCAACAAAGGCTGGCTGCAGAAGATCCGGGAAGGCGCCGCGGATCACGTTATGGACGAGGGCGCCGTCGCTGGCAAAGTTACCGTAGGCGGCACCAAAGTGATCAAGGTGGCCGGCGTCGACACCGGAATCAGTGGCGACTACCAGACCCTCGACGGCCTGGTGTTCGACGCTATCCAGATGCTCGCCCCGTGGCACCGCAGCCGTCCCGACCTGGTGGTACTGGTCAGCCGCGACCTGATGCACGAGAAGCTGCTCAAGGCCGTGGAAAAAGGCGCAGCCTCCAACCAGGAAGAGAACGCAGCACAGGAAATCGTCAGCCGCGCCCGTCTCGGCGGCCTGCCAGTGGTCGATGCCCCGTTTTTCCCGGAGGGAACCGTGCTGGTCACCTTCCTCAAGAACCTCTCCATCTACTGGCAGGAAGACGCCCGCCGACGCCACCTGAAAGACGAACCGGAGTACGACCGCATTGCTGACTACCAGTCCAGCAATGACGCCTACGTCATCGAGGACTTCGAGGCGGTTGCCCTGGTGGAGAACGTCGAGGCCATGACCTACCCTGCCCCGACTGAGGCATAAGCCATGGCCCTGACCCTTGCCCAACGCACCCAACTGCGCAAGCGTGCCGCCCAGGAGGCGGCGCGCACCGCGCCCGCCGCGCTTATGGATGGCCTCACCAGCTACGAGCTTATGCTCGCCAAGCTCCAGCAGGATCAACTGCGCCTCAAACAGGTCCAGTCGCAACAGAACAAGGCGAAGGTCAAGGCCGAGTTGCTCCCGGAATACGTGCCCTACGTCGACGGTATCCTTGCCGCCGGCCAGGGCGCCCAGGACGACGTGCTGGTCACCATCATGGTCTGGCGCTTCGACGCGGGCGACTACGCCGGCGGTCTGGACATCGCCGAGTACGTCATCCGTCATAACCTGCAGACACCTAACCGCTTCAACCGCACCACTGGCTGCCTGGTGGCCGAGGAAGTGGCAGAAGCCGCTCTGACGGCTCAAAAGGCAGGCAGCGTATTCCCGCACGACATCCTGACCCGCACCGCTGTGCTCACCGCGGAACAGGACATGCCGGACGAAGCTCGCGCCAAGCTCACCCTCGCCCTGGGCCGTTCAACGCTGGTCGGCCTGGACGAGAACAACCCCGGTCAACCCGGCCAGATTCAGGCCGGTATTGACCTGCTGAAAACCGCTATCCAGCAGCACAACAGCTGCGGTGGCAAGAAAGACCTGGAGCGCGCCGAGCGCCTCCTCAAGAAACACGCTGGCCCCGCCAGCTAACCGAGCGGTCCCCCGCACCCGGGCGGCTCGGGGCGGATCAGCAGGGTGACTCCTTCCCTCGCTGTGAAGCCCCGACCACCGCCCACTAATTCAAGGCCCGACCATGAGCGGATTCATTGCGGGCGGCGACACCAGCGCCGCCTACCCAATCAGCAACGCGGACTTCTGGCCGGATATCGACGGCCAGCAACTACGCGCCGCCATGCGTATCGACTCCAGCGTCACCGACGACCGTCTCGAAGTAGCCACCGTCAACGCCATGATCGAGGCCAACCGCGAGCTTGCGACATACCGCGCCGCGCGCCAGGCCGAAGGCCATGCCACCCTGGCCGACGTGCCGGCCGAGCAGATCAAGGGCGAAAGCCAATGGCTGCACCTCTACCGCCGCGTCATCTACTGCGGCGCCCTGGCCGAGCTGATCGAGCGCTACAACAGCTTCGACGCAACCAACAGCGGCGAGCAGAAGGTCACCGAGGAAGAGAGCAGCCCCGACCAGTTGCGGCGCGACGCTCGCAAGGCCTTGCGCACCATCCTAGGCATCAGTCACGCCACCGTGGAGCTGCTCTGATGAACAAGCCCAAAGTCATCGACTGGAACGAAATTTCCCGCCTCGGTCTGTTGGAGCGGATCAACCGCGAAATCATGCACCCGCTGGGATACGCCGTTTGCCGTGAAGTCGAATCCGGCCGCTCTCCAGGTGCGCTCGTCTCCGAGGACGGCCCCTGGGTCTATCCCGACCAAGTCCAACAACAGGGGGGCGACTGATGGCCACCGTCATCGCCGCCCAAGGCGACACCGTCGACAGCCTCTGCTGGCACTACTACGGCCGCACTGCGGGCGTCACCGAGGCCGTTCTCGACGCCAACCCAGGCCTCGCCGACCTCGGCCCGATCATCCCCCACGGCACCACCGTCATCCTGCCGGACGCGGCCCCTCAACCCGAACAGCGCCAAGTGGTGAACCTATGGGACTGATCTACCTCGCCGCCAACAAAGGGGAAGACAGGCTCTTTAGCCGCCTGCCATTCGTGCAGCTCGCCCACTCTCTTCCACAGGACGCAAGGAATGTCACAGATGCCTGATCGCCCCGAAACCTGGGCCATGCTGCTCGCCTGGATGGAGCAGCACCACCCACTCATATATGCCGCAGTGCTCTCGGCACTGCTCGCCTCGGCCCGCTTCATCTATTCCGGCGGCAGCCTACGCCGTGCCCTGGGCGAAGGCTTCATCTGCGGCCTCATCACCCTGGCAGTGAGCAACGGCCTGGCCCTGTTCGGCATCCCCGAACAGTTCGCGCCCTTCTTCGGCGGCGTGGTCGGCCTGCTCGGTGCCGACTTCGTGCGCTCCAGCCTCAAACGCATCGCTACCCGCAAGGCAGACCAGCTATGACCGAAGCTCTCAAGCACGGCGACAAAGGCCTCGCCGTCCGCCGCCTGCAGCAACAACTCAACGCGCACGGCGTCCAACTGGCCACCGATGGCGACTACGGCGACGAAACCGAAAAGGCCGTCCGCGCGTATCAAGCCAAGATCGGCCTGGTGGTCGACGGCAAGGCCGGCGAGAAGACCCTCGCCGCCCTGGCCGGAACCGACTGCAGCAAGCTGCTGCGCAATGCCACCCTCGCGGCAGCGGCTAAGCGCCTGGGCGTCGAGCTGGCCGCCATCTACGCCGTCAATGAGGTGGAGAGCGCCGGCTCCGGCTTCCTGGCCACCGGCAAGCCGAAGATCCTCTTCGAGCGCCACGTTATGCACCAACGCCTGGCCCTGCCGCGCGCCGAAGATGACGACCAGAGCGCCCTGCGCCGCCACGCCGACGAGCTCGCCGTCCAGTTCCCCGCCCTGGTCAACACCAAGCCCGGCGGCTACATCGGCGGCGCCGCAGAACACCAGCGCCTGGCTCAAGCACGCATGATCGACGCACTCTGCGCCAACGAGTCGGCCAGTTGGGGCGCCTTCCAGATCATGGGCTACCACGCCGAGCGCCTGGGCTACGCCAGCGTCGACGAGTTCGTCCGTCTCATGAGCCAGGATGAAAACCAGCAGTTCGAGGCGTTCGTCCGCTTCATCGAAGCCGACCCAGCACTGCTCAAGGCTCTCAAGGGTAAGAAGTGGGCAGCCTTCGCCAAGGCTTATAACGGCCCGGCTTACGCCCGAAACCTCTACGACGTAAAGCTCGAACGCGCCTACGAGCAGCACGCCAACTGCGGCTGCAGCAAGGAGTCGGCATGAACAAGGTAGAGAACCAAGCGGAGCGATTCCCATACAGCGAACTTGTTCAGCGAATGACAAGCCTGTCGCCCACCGGGGGGTGCAGAGCTGTTCTTCTGCCGGCCGGAACGCCCATTGACCAGTGCCAAAAGATGGCCGATGCCCTCAAGCACGTAATGCCAGTAGCGCCACTCGTTATCTGTGGCGACCTTCAGGTCCTCGACGAGGCAGACATGAATGCCGCCGGCTGGTACCGCAAATGACTACCCTGCGCCAAGCCCTCTACAGCGCCGCCCTACTCGGCGCACTGGGCCTGCTGCTTTGGGGCACCTACCAGCGCAGCGAGGCCGAGCAGGGGCGCACCGCCCTGGCCCAGGAGAAGCTGGCCACCGTCAACGCCCGTATCGAGCGCGACGCCACCACCATCACCACACTACGCACCGCCCTCGCTGATGAACGTCAGGCCCAGACCTCGCTGCAACAAACTGGCCAGGACCTGCGCCGCGAGCTGGACGTCCGCAAGCAACAGATCAAGGAGCTGAAACGTGAAAACGCCGAACTACGCGAGTGGGCTGCTGCTCAGTTGCCTGCTGCTGCTCGCCGCCTGCGGCAGCGCCCCGCCATCACCGGAGCAGACGCATATCGTGACTGGCTGTCCGGCCGTAACGCGCTGCACCCTGAGCGCGACTGATCCAGCCACCAATGGCGAGCTCCTCGACGACCAGGACATCACCGAGGCCGACTGGGCAGCCTGCGCCGCCAAGGTCGACCTGGTCTACGAGTGCCAGCAGAAGGCAGCCAATCCATGAACAAACCCAACAGCCTCCGCGAGCACCTGCTCACCGCCGTCGCAGGCCTCAAGAAAAACCCCGACCGGCTGCTCATCTTCATCGACACCGGCAGCGTCCGCTGTACGGCGGCTAAGGGCCTGTCCTTCGAGTACACCTACACTCTGCAGGTCCTGCTCACCGACTTCGCCGGCCACCCGGACAGCGTGTTCATTCCGGTGCTGGAGTGGCTGCGCCGCCAGCAGCCGGAGCTACTCACCAACCTGGAACGCGGAAAGGATGCCATCGCCTTCGAGGCCGACATCCTGGACGGCGGCAAGGTCGATATGTCCCTCAAGCTGCCACTCACCGAGCGCGTCATCGTCAAACGTCTGGGCGATGGTAGCCTCGACATAAGCCACCCCGAAGAGCCGGACTTCGAGCTGTGACCGACAACCTCCACGCCCTGGAAGAGTGGGCCGGCCTGCTGCTCGCCAAGCTATCCCCAGGCGAGCGCCGAAAACTTGGCAACAACATCGGCCGCGAGCTGCGCCGCAATCAGCAAAAGCGCATTGCCGTCCAGCGCAACCCGGACGGCACCCCCTACGCCGCCCGCAAGCCCCGCCAACTGCGCGGCAAGGTCGGCCGCATCAAGCGCCAGATGTTCACCCGTTTGCGCCAGGCTAAGTACCTGCGCCTGCAGAGCACCCCCAATACCATCGCCATCGCCTTCGCCGGCCGCGTCTCACGCATCGCCCGCGTCCACCAGTACGGCCTGCGCGACCGCCCCGGCCGCGGCCAAGCCGATGTGCAGTACGACCGCCGCGAGCTGCTCGGCTTCACCGACGCCGACCTCGAAATGATCCGCGACCGCCTCTTGGTCCACCTCACCGCCTGACCTCGCGCTGTAGCGCGCCCCGCTACAGTCCACGCCAAGTGCACCCCGCGCGCGCGAGCTGCAGCATCAGCGGCATGAACCAACTCGCCGAACTTGCCCGCCTCATCGAAAACCTCGTCCGCCTCGGCACCATCGCCGAGGTCGACGTCGCCAAGGTCCGCGTCCGCGTGAAATCTGGCAGCATCACCACCAACTGGCTGCCCTGGCTGGCACTGCGCGCAGGCACCTCTAAGGAATGGGACCCGCCCACCGTCGGCGAGCAAGTCGTCCTGCTGAGCCCATCCGGCGTGCTCGCCCAGGGAGTCGCCTTGGTCGGCCTGTTCAGTGACGCTAACCCGGCCAACGGCGACCGCGAGGGCCTGCATCGCCGTACCTATCCAGACGGCGCTGTTGTCGAGTACGACTTCGTTGCGCATGTGCTCCGCGCCATCCTGCCCGACGGAGGCGTCACTCACCTGGTCAGCACTGGCGGCATCCATATCGACGGCCCTATCACCCACAAAGGTGACTACACCCAGACCGGCGATCAGCACGTTACCGGAACGGTGAACGTCAGCGAGGACGTCATCGCCGCCGACATCAGCCTGCGCAACCACCGCACCAAGGGCATCACTAAAGGCACAGCCGTTTCGGAAGGACCAACCCCATGATCGGCATGAGCACCAAGACCGGGCGCACCCTACGCGACCGCCAGCACCTGGCTCAATCCATCGCCGACATCGTCACCACGCCGCTCGGTAGCCGCATCATGCGCCGGGAGTACGGCAGTCCGATGGCCGACCTGATGGACTGGCCGCTCAACAGCGCCACCCGCCTGCAGGCCTATGCCGCCATCGCCATGGCCCTCATGCGCTGGGAGCCGCGCATCCGCCTCAGCCGCGTGCAACTCACCCCCACCGACATTCCGGGCGGCGCCGTGCTGGACATCGAGGGGACCGTCACCGACACCAATGAAGCGCTCAGCCTTCGCGTACCGCTGAGCCTGGGGGCCTCAACATGACCACCACCTTTACCCCTATCGACCTCAGTCGACTGCCAGCGCCCGTCGTAATCGAGCAGATCGACTACGAGGCGATCCTCGCCGGGCGCAAGGCATACGCCGTCAGTCTTTGGCCGGCCGATCAGCAAGCCGAAGTCGCAGCCACCCTCGCCCTGGAGTCCGAGCCGCTCACCAAGCTGCTCCAGGAGAGCGCCTATCGCGAAACGCTGCTCCGCCAGCGCGTCAACGAGGCCGCCCTTGCCGTGCTGCTGCCCTTCGCCCAGGGCGCGGACCTGGAGCAGATCGGCGCCCGCTTCAACGTCGCACGTCTGATCATCACCCCGGCCAACCCGTCCGCAGTACCCCCGGTGGCGGCTGTTCTGGAGGACTATGAGAGCCTGCGCGAGCGAATCCAGATGGCCATGGAAGGTCTCAGTACCGCCGGCCCACGCAACGCCTACATTTTCCATGCCCGCAGCGCAGACGGTCGCGTCGCCGATGCTTCGGCGATCAGCCCGGCCCCGGCCGAGGTCGTCGTCACAGTACAGAGCGCCCTGGGCAACGGCGCCGCGGCGCCCGATCTGCTCGCAGTGGTCGCCGCCTACCTCAGCGACGAGGACCGCCGCCCAGTGGCCGACCGCCTTACCGTGCAGAGTGCCCAGGGGCTGCCCTACACCGTGGAGGCCGTGCTTTACCTGAACAGCTCCGGCCCCGAATCGGAGCCGGTCCGCGCAGCCGCCGAGACCCGCCTTGCAGCCCTGGTCAACGCTCGCCGCCGCCTCGGCCAGGAGGTCAACCGCTCCGCCCTGGACGCCGCCTTGCACATCGAGGGCGTCAAGCGCGTAGAGTTGCCCGGCTGGGTTGACGTCGTCGCCAGCCTCACCCAGGCGCCTTACTGCACCGCCTACAGCGTCACGGTGGCCGAGTAATGGTCGCGCGCCTGCTGCCGGGCAACGCTACCGAGCTGGAGCGCCTCGCCGCCCAGGCCTTGGCGAAGATTGAGCATGTGCCCGTGCCGCTGCGCGACCTCTGGAACCCGGACGCCTGCCCCGAGGCGCTGCTGCCCTACCTGGCCTGGGCCTTCTCGGTCGACCGCTGGTCCCAGTCCTGGCCCGAGGGCGCGAAGCGCAAGGCCATCAAGTCCGCCTACTTCATCCACTCCCGCAAGGGCACCATCGGCGCGCTGCGCCGCGTGGTCGAGCCGCTGGGCTACCTGATCGAGGTGCTGGAGTGGTGGGAGGAACTGCCCCTGGGCGTGCCCGGCACCTTCCGCCTGCTGATTGGCGTGCTCGACACCGGCATCACCGAGGCCATGTACCAGGAGCTCACCTGGCTGATCGACGATGCCAAGCCGCTTAGCCGCCACCTCATCGAGCTGGCTATCAGCCTGGAAAGCACCGGCACCGTCTTTATCGGGGCCTGTGTGTACGAAGGCGACGAACTCAGCGTTTATCCACCGACACAACGCGACATTGACGTCAGCGGAGTGACCAACATCGGTGGCCGCGAACATCATATTGACACGATGGACATCTACTCATGACCGATCAAAACAGCCAGTTCTTCGCGATTCTCACCGCCGTAGGCGAAGCCAAACAGGCTAACGCAGCGGCTCTCGGTACGTCCTGGACCTTCGCCCAGATGGGGGTGGGGGATGCCAACGAAACTGCCCCTATCCCCAACCGCTTGCAAACCAAGCTGATCAATGAGCGCCGACGTGCTCCGCTCAATCAGGTGAAGATCGATCCGACCAACGCCAGCATAATCATCGCCGAGCAGATCATCCCGGAGAGCATCGGCGGCTGGTGGGTGCGAGAGCTTGCGCTGTACGACGCGGACGGGGACATGGTAGCGGTTGCCAACTGCGCGCCCACGTACAAGCCGCTGCTCGCCCAAGGCTCCGGTCGGACGCAGGTAATTCGGATCAACCTGATCGTCAGCAGTACGGCAAACATTGAGTTGAAGATCGACCCCAGCATCGTATTGGCGACCCGTGAATACGTCGACACCTCGGTCATCGAAGCCCTCGCGAAGTTGGACTTCAAGCATTCGGTGCTGGTGGCGACCACCGCTAACATCGTCCTGAGCGGTATTCAAACCATCGACGGCGAGTTGTTGCCGACTGGTGCTCGCGTGTTGGTGAAAGACCAAGCCCAAGCAAAGGAGAACGGGATATACGTTGTTCCCGCAGCGGGCGCATGGAAGCGTGCTCAGGATGCAGATGCCAGCGTGGAGGTAACTCCTGGGCTATTTGTCAGCGTTGAAAAGGGCACGGCCAATGGCGATAGTGTTTGGCAACTGGTGACGGATGCGCCGATTGTATTGGGCACCACTGCGCTGACCTTTGAAGTGGTAGCAGGGCGCACGGGTATCGTCGCTGGCACCTACCGTAGCTTGACCGTGGACAAGCTCGGTCGTGTTATTGCGGGTACGAACCCGGAAACGCTGGCAGACTTCGGCATCAAGGACGCCTACACGAAGGCCGAAGTCGAGGCGATGGGGCCAATGGTAGGCGCCTCGAAAGGGCGTATGAATATTCCAGCGGCCTCGGCCAATGCCACCTTTATCGCTGACGAAGTGTTGCTGCAAGACGCTGCCGGCAAGTCCTATAGGCTCAAAGCGTTTAGTCAGGCGGTCAATCTCGCGTCGGCGGTCAAGGGGTTGGGGGCGATGGATGTCGGCGCCTCCCCAGTGAGTGGCTATGTCGCTTTGTATGCGCTGTATAACCCGGACACTAAAGTGCGCAGTCTGATGGCCGTGAATGCTACGGCTGCGGCTGCCCCGGTACTTTACAGTGGGGCCAATGCTCCGAACGGATTCACGGCGTCCGCTCTGTTAACCGTCGTGCCGACCGGTGGTGCCGGAAACTTCGATATCTGTTTCGTTGAAGATCGAATGGTCACGGTAAGCGCGAGACAAATCCTTAACGGGGCGGCGGCAATTGCCAATGCGCCTATTCCGTTAGCTGGGGCCGTTCCCCTTAACGCCGTCCGCGCAAACGGGCTGATGGGCTTGGGGAGTTCTGGTGTTGGCACCGTCTCGATGGATATCTATTCCGCCGCTAACGGCTTTGGGCTTGCGCGGCAAACCGCAACGGTTAGCACTGCTGGCGGCTTGTACACGTCCGCCTTTTCAAACCTAGCCATCATTACGCCGCAGACCTGGTGGGTGTCGGCAAGTAACGCGGCCTCGGGCACTCCGATATTTAACGCATTTATTACGGGTTATTTCATATGAAGCACCTTCAAGTGATTGATGGGGTTGTTCGCTTTTCCTTCGAAGCTGAGCCCGACAAAAGCTTTTGGACGGACATTGTTGAGGTTGCTGATGATGACGCGCTCTACCTGAGCTTCCTGGCTTTCCAGTCCACGCGACCGGTCGACCCTGACACCGTCGAGCGTGCCTGGCGTGATGCGGAGATTGCCCGGGTTACCTGGGTACGTGATCGACATCGTGATGAGGTCGAAGAGGCCATTGAAACCACGATAACGGCAGAGCAATACGCCGAGCTTTTGTCCTACATCCGGGCCTTACGCGACTGGCCGCAATCGCCGGACTTTCCGGTTAGCGAGCACCGTCCAATAGCACCAGCATGGATCGCAGACGAAGTTTAGTAAGGACCAATAGATAGTTCGTCCTGTAGCGCCACCACCTACAATTCCTGCCGCTCGCCCACCACCTTGAAAAAGCCCTGCGAGTCGGGGCTTTTTCTTGCGCATCCTGTAGCGCGCCCCGTTACACCACCCGCCGCTCGCCCCGCTTGCGCGCGCGCGTCACTCTCAAGGCTCACTGAAACGGCATCACGCCCACCAGGAGCTGCCTAATGGCTACCGACTACCATCACGGCGTTCGCGTCCTCGAAATCAACGAGGGCATCCGCCCCATTCGCACTATCGCCACCGCCGTGGTGGGCATGGTCTGCACCGGCAGCGACGCCGACGCGGCTACCTTCCCGCTCAACACCCCGGTCCTGCTCACCGACGTGCTCACCGCTTCCGGCAAAGCTGGCGAGCTGGGCACCCTGGCCCGCAGCCTGGACGCCATCGCTGACCAGGCCAGCCCCGTCACCGTTGTGGTGCGCGTGGCCGACGGCGAAGGCGCCGACGATGCCGCCAAGGAAGCGAACCAAACCACCAAGATCATCGGCGGCGTCACAGCCCAGGGTCAGTACACCGGCCTCAAGGCCCTGCTGGCGGCCGAAGTGCAGCTCGGCGTGCGTCCTCGCATCTTGGGCGTACCTGGCCTGGACAACCTCGCCGTCACCACCGAGCTGGCGGCCATCGCCGAGCAGATGCGTGCCTTCTCCTACGCCAGCGCCTGGGACTGCGAGAACGTCTCCGAGGCCATCGCCTACCGTGACGGCTTCGGCTCCCGCGAGCTCATGCTCATCTGGCCGGACTTCGTCAACTGGGACACCGCCACCAGCACCAACGCCCCGGCCTCGGCCGTAGCTCGCGCCCTAGGCCTGCGCGCCAAGATCGACGAGCAAGTCGGCTGGCACAAAACCCTGTCCAACGTGCCGGTCAACGGTGTGTCGGGCCTGTCCAAGGACATCTTCTGGGACCTGCAGAACCCCGCCACCGACGCCGGCCTGCTCAACGCAGCCGAAGTCACCACCCTGATCCGTCGCGAAGGCTTCCGCTTCTGGGGCAACCGAACCACCAGCGCCGACCCGCTGTTCGCTTTCGAGAACTACACCCGCACCGCCCAGGTGCTGGCCGACACCATGGCCGAGGCCCACTTCTGGGCTGTGGACAAGCCCATGCACGCCAGCCTGGTCAAAGACATCATCGAAGGCGTAAACGCCAAGTTCCGCGAGCTGAAAACCGGCGGCTACATCATCGACGGCCAGTGCTGGTTCGACCCGGCGGCCAACGACGCCAACACTCTCAAGGCCGGCAAACTTTTCCTCGACTACGACTACACCCCCGTCCCGCCGTTGGAAAACCTGCTGTTCCGCCAGCGCATCACCGACCGCTACCTCATGACCTTCGCCGAGAGCGTCAAGGCATGATCCCATTAACCCGCGCGGCCCAGGCCGCGCTGTAGGAGCGCCCTACCATGGCCCTAGCCAAGAAGCTCAAGCACTTCAACCTGTTCAACGACGGTAACGTCTACGGCGGCATTGCCAAGACCGTCACCCTGCCCAAGATGTCCCGCAAAATGGAGGACTACCGCGGTGGCGGCATGGATGGCCCAGTGAAAGTCGACCTCGGCTTTGGCGATGACGGCATCGCCTTGGAGTGGACCCTCGGTGGCTGGGACCTGCTCGCCCTGCGCCAGTTCGGCGCCGTACGTGCCGATGGTATCGCCCTGCGCTTCGCCGGTTCGGTCCAGCGCGATGACGACGGCAGCATCAGCTCCGTGGAAATCGCCGTGCGTGGCCGGCATGAAGAGATCGACTTCGGCGAATCCACCCCGGGCGAAGACACCGAACACAAGATCAACACCGCCTGCACCTACTACAAGCTCACAGTCGACGGCGAGGTCATCACCGAAATCGACCTCCTTAACTTCGTGTTCATCGTCGACGGCGTAGACCTGCTCGCCGCGCACCGCAGGAACATCGGCCTCTGATCCGCCACCCGCCGGCCCCATGTCGGCCTTCCCCCCTGAACCAAGGAGCACCACCCCATGAAAACCCCAGAAGCCCAGCACGACGACAGCACCACCGCTGCAGCGGCTGCACCGGCCCCGACCAAGAACCCTAACGAGGAAGTCATCGACCTCGATACCCCGATCATCCGCGGCGAGCAGAAGATCGAGCAGGTAACACTGCGCAAACCCATGAGCGGCGAACTGCGCGGCGTGACTCTGTCCGATCTGGCACAGATGGACGTGCTCGCCCTGCGCAAGGTATTACCGCGCATCAGCACGCCTAGCCTCACCGACATCGAGGTCGGCCGCATGGACCCGGCCGACCTGTTCCAGTGCGGGCTGGCTGTTGCGAGTTTTTTGCTGCAGAAGTCGGCGAAGGAAGCTGTCCTCGTCGCGTAGAAGAAGCCATGGCCGACCTGGCCATGGTCTTTCACTGGGGGCCGGCGGACTTGGACCCGTTGCCCCTGTCGGAACTGATGGAATGGCGCGAGCGGGCCAGAAGCCGCTGGGAGAAAAGCGATGGCCAATGATCTGAGAATGGAGGTGATCCTCCAGGCTATCGACCGCGCCACCCGCCCCATCCGCGCAGTGATGCAAGGAAGCGTCGGCCTCGGTCGTGCACTCAAGGAGTCCCGCGACCAGCTCAAGCAGCTGCAAGCAACGCAGAACGATGTCAGCAGCTGGCAACGCCTGCGCGCGATCAGCGCCAACACCGGAACCGCGCTCCAGGGTGCGCGTGATCGAGTGAAGGAACTCGGCCGCCAGATGGCTGCCACCGGCGCGCCGACCAAGCAGATGACGGCGGACATGCAGGACGCCATCCGCGCCGCCACCACCCTCAAGAAACAACACCAGGAACAGCAGTCCGAGCTGCAGGGGCTACGAAGCAAGCTCAGCGCCGCCGGTATCAGCACGCGCAATCTCGTGCAGGGCGAGCGCGAACTCCGCGACCGTATCGCAAGTACCAATCAACAGATAAGCGAGCAGACCCAGCGCATGCAACGCCTGGCTGCCCAGTCAAAGCGGCTGGCAAATGCCCGTGCCAGGTACGATAAAACTCAACAACTTGCCGGCAGCATGGCCGGCGCCGGCGCCGGTGCGGCGGCTGCCGGGGCGGCAATGGGCGTGCCCGTGCTAAGCATGGTCAAGGACTACATGAGCTTCGAGGACGCCATGGCAGGCGTCGCCAAGCAGGTGTCAGGAGCGCGCGACGATAATGGCCAGCTCACAGCCACCTACTTCGAAATGGCCGATGCCATCAAGTCCATGGGCGAACGCATCCCCATGGCCACCACAGAAATCGCCGCCCTGGTGGAAGGTGCCGCACGCATGGGCGTCCAAGGCAAAGACAACCTGCTCAGCTTCGCCAAGGTCGCCGCCAACGCCGCCACTGCCTTCGAGCTGCCCGCCGACCAGATCGGCGAGAACCTGGCGCGCATTGCGGACTTGTACAAGGTGCCAATCAAGAACGTGGACCAGCTCGGTGACGCCATCAACTACCTGGACGACAACGCCAAGTCCAAAGGCGCCGACATCATCGACGTCCTGCAGCGCACGGCGGGCGTCGCCAGTTCGGTAGGTATGAGTTACAAGGACGCCGCCGCGCTGGGCTCCACCTTTCTGAGCTTGGGTGCCACCGCCGAAGTCGCTGGCACCGCCACCAACGCGATGATCCGCGAGCTCGCTATCGCCACCCAGCAGCCCAAACGCTTCCAGGAAGGCCTAAAAGCGGTGGGGCTTGAGGCTGAGGCGCTGCAGAACGGCATGGCAACCAATGCCACCGATACTCTGAAAAACGTGCTGGACGCTATCAACAAGCTGCCGAAAAACCAGCAGCTCAGCGTCGCCACTCAACTGTTCGGCAAGGAGTTCGGCGACGACGCATCCAAGCTCGCACAGAACATGGGCGAGTATCGCCGCCAGCTCGCTCTGGCAAACGACGAAGCGGGTAAAGGCTCCATGCAGCGCGAGGCGGACATACGCGCCGAGCTGCTCTCGGCCCGTCTAGATATGGCCAAGAACAGAGCGTTCAACCTCAGCGCTACCCTGGGCGAGACGTTGCGTCCGACCCTCATCGAGCTGATCGAGAGCTTCAATAGCGTGGCCAGCCGTGTTACCGCATGGGTCAAGGCCAACCCCGCGCTCGCCGGGCAAATCCTCAAGACAGTGGCCGGCATCGCAGCGCTGGCTGCAGGCTTCGGCGCCGTCACTCTGGCCATGGCCAGCTTCCTAGGCCCATTCGCCATGCTGCGCTACGGCCTCACACTCCTCGGCATCAAGAGCCTTACGGCTGTCACTGCCGTCAAGGGTATGGGCACCGCTCTGCTGTGGGCCGGCAAGGCCGTACTCTGGCTCGGCCGTGCGTTGCTGATGAACCCCATCGGTCTAGCCGTGATGGCCATCGCCACTGCCGCCTACCTAATCTACAAGTATTGGGACCCCATCAAGGCCTATTTCCTGGGCCTATGGGCAGAGGTGAAGGAAGGCTTCAACGGTGGATTCGCCGGCATCGCCGCGCTGATCCTCAACTTCTCCCCGCTGGGCCTGTTCTACCGCGCCTTCGCGGGCGTAATGAACTACTTCGGCGTCGAGATGCCCGGCAAGTTCAGCGAGTTCGGCACCATGCTCATGCAGGGCATGGTCCAGGGCATCACCAATGGCCTAGCCGCAGTGAAGGGCGCTATCACCGGCGCCGCAGACAACACCATCACCTGGTTCAAAGAGAAGCTCGGCATCCACTCGCCGTCGCGCGTCTTCGCCAGCCTAGGCGGCTTCACCATGGCAGGCCTGGAGCAAGGGCTCGTCAAGGGCCAGCAGGGGCCGCTGGCTGCAGTCACCAACATGGGCAAGCAAATGGTTGCGGCCGGGGCCATCGGCTTCGGAGCTGCCGGCGGCACCATGGCCATGGACAACCGCCCACCGCTGTCGGCCAATTCAGGCAGTGGCATCGTTGTTCAGGGCGACACCATCGAAATCAACATCAGCGCTACCCCGGGCACCGACACTGACGGGCTGCGCAACATGCTCAACCAGTTGCTGGACGAACGCGAGCGTGCCAAGGCCGCCCGCATCCGCTCGCGCCTGGGTGACCAGGAGTAAACCACCATGATGATGACCCTCGGCATGTTCGTTTTCGGACTGCCAACGCTCGCCTACCAGGAGCTTCAGCGCACCACTGAGTGGCGCCACGCTTCCACCAGCCGCATCGGTACCAACCCGGCCAGCCAGTTCCTGGGCCGCGGCGAGGACACCATCACGCTGCCCGGCACCCTGCTGCCCGGCCTGGTCGGCTCGCCCCTCAGCCTTGACGTGCTGCGCAAGATGGCCGACACCGGCAAGGCGTGGCCCCTGATCGGCGGCACCGGCCGCATCTACGGCACCTGGGTTATCACCTCGATCAGCGAGACGCAGCAGGTATTCTTCGAGGACGGCACACCGCGCCGCTACGAGTTCACCATCAGCCTCAAGCGCATCGACGACGGCCGCATCGACATGCTCGGCAGTCTCATCGGCTCGGTCGGCGGCATCCTGCGCGGTGCTCTCGGGGGTCTGCTGTGAGCCTGCTGAATCAAGCCGGCGAGCTACTCGGCCAAGCCGCCCAGAAGTACCGCGAGCTCACCGCCTATCCGCGGCCGATCTGCAAGGTAGTGGTCAACGGAAACGACATCACCGCCCTGCTGCTCGGCGGCCAGCAACCGCGCCTGATCAGCATCGAGCTCACCGACAACCGGGGACTGGAGGCCGATCAGCTCGACATCACCCTCAGCGACCACGACGGTCTGCTCGCCATCCCGCCTCGGGGCGCCACCGTGCGCCTCTGGCTGGGCTGGGATGACACCGGCCTGATCGATAAGGGCAGCTTCACCGTGGACGAAACCGAGCACAGCGGCGCACCGGACACGCTCAGCATCCGCGCCCGCAGCGCGGACCTACGCGGCGGCCTCAAGGCAAAGAAAGAACGCAGCTTCGACGCCACCACCCTGGGCACGGTCATCGGTGCCATCGCCACCGCCCAGGGCCTCACCCCCGTGGTCAGCGCCGTGCTCGCCGGCATCGAGCTGCTGCACCTGGACCAAGCCAACGAGTCAGACGCCAACCTGCTCAGCCGTCTCGGCCGAGAGCATGATGCCATCGCCACCGTGAAGGCCGACCGCCTGCTATTCCTGCCCACCGGCAAGGCCACTACCGCAAGCGGCCTATCTCTGCCCCACGTCACACTCACCCGGGCAGACGGCGATCAGCACCGCTTCCTGCAGGCCGACCGCGACTCCTATACCGGCGTGAAGGCCTATTACTACGAGGTGAACAGCGCGGAGAAGAAAGAGGCCATCGCCGGCGGCGGCGAGAACATCAAAGAATTGCGCCACAGCTTCACAGACCAGGCCAGCGCATTGCAGGCCGCCCGTGCAGAGTGGAACCGCCTGCAGCGCGGCACCGCCACACTCAGCTACACCCTGGCCAGGGGCCGCCCGGAGCTGATCCCGGATCAGACCTATAGCCTGACCGGCATCAAGGCGGAAATCGCCGCCATCATCTGGCTCGGCGGCAATCTGCGCCACAGCTTCACGCCCGACAGCCTCACCACCTCTATGGAGCTTGAGTCCCAACTACCAGACGGCGACGAACTGGGCGACTTGGCCGATGACGAAGGCGACTACACCGGCCTTGTAACCTGGTACCGCGACGAGAAGACCGGCCAGCAGCATAAGGTCACCGAGGGCGACCAAACCAAGCCCCGCCGCCTAACCCATCTCTACCAGAGCAAGGCATCAGCCAAGCGTGCCCTGGATCGAGAGTGGAGGCGGATGCAGGAAAAACAAAAGACCCCGTAAAGGGGCCTTCGTGTATCAATCGGGCATTGAGTCCTTCGCGATAAGCCCCTCTACCGCCCGGCGGATGAACCACTGCTCCTGCTCTTCTAACTGACGATAGAGTCTTATCAGCAGCCACTCTTGAGGGGTTATGCATTGCGCCCTCGGCAACGCTGAACTCAGTTCATCCGGACGGTCAACCGCTATCGATTCCAACAACATCTGCTTACTCCTTCATTGGCAGTACTCCGACGGTAATGCCAATTCCAAATATGCAAGCAGGGCTACTTTAGCCGTTGTTCACCAGGTCTCCACCAGCCGCTTTGATGGCTTCAAGCAGCCTGATCTGCCCCTTGTCCGTCATGTAAGCATCTTCGAACTTAGGAGCCCAGTTATCCAGCTGGATGGTGCCGGCCTGCTCGGGGCGCACCAGGTCCGCCGCCGACTGCACCTTTAGGAATTGGCCGGCAGCCTTCAGCGCCTGGGCGCGCGTGACAGTGATTGAAAGCGAGGGTTTGCTCAGCACCTTGGACGTCTGCTCGCGGATATTGACCTCTCGCGGCACAGCTACCGACGTCACTTTGTCGGCATCGGTATGGACCAATGTGCGATAAACACCGTACAGGGCAGCGCGCCGAATCTCGCGCGCATTGTTTTCAGGCAGGTCGCCCGGAACGATAGATGGTGCCAGCTGGATCTTTAGCGGCTCTGTAGATAGCAGCTTGAAAGTCCCGTTCTCTGCCGCATAGTCGCCTAGATCCTCGATCATCTCGCCGACCGTGGCGAAGTGAAGCGGCTTCAAGTCGGCGGCAGGAGCCTGGCCGACCGGCGCCAGAGTAATCACCAACGCAGCGGTTACGAGGGAGCGGCGCAAACGCGAAAGCCAGGCAGGTGTCTGGTAACCCTTGAAATCCATTTCTAGATCCTTCTTTGCTAGGTGGTTTTGCTGACTGCGGCTAGGCCCGCGGCCATGCGTGTAAGCGTGTCCTGGTCGGATTCGGTGAGCGCGCGGAAGGCCTCCAGGAGACTCGTTTCCATGGGACTCAGCGAGCCGGCAGCAGCCAGCAACCTGACACCTGTCACGACGAAAAGCACATCAACACCTTGAACCGCAATCGCCGAAAGGTAGTTGAGGTCTGGGGTGCGTTCATTCTTCTCGTAGCTCCCCTGAGTGTTTCGATTTACGCCACCAATCTGCGCAAATTCTTCCTGCTTAAAGCCCAGCCGCGAGCGCTCTTCGCGCAGGCGCTCACCTGCACTCAATGGGGGTAAATCCGAGGATGCACAATTTTTCAAGCAAATTGCCTTTACAAGCCCAAACAGTTGGGCATAATGAAGCTCACATGAACACGATTGAACACATAGGAACACTATGCCCGCCCCCCTCACACCTGATCAAGTCCGCGAGCAGATGGACCGCCAAGGCGTGTCCATTGCCGACTTCAGCCGCAAACACCGTCTGAACAAGAATTTGGTCAGCGATCTGTTGAACGGTCGAAAGAAAGGCAAACGCGGTGAAGCCCACCGCGCTGCCGTACTGCTCGGCATCAAGGAGGGCACGGTCGCACAGTAGTGCGGCTGTCCCAGGGAGAAAACGAGAACATGACCCGCCCAATTCTTGATAGCCGCCGCAAGGCTGTGATGGCCGCCGTCGGCGCCTTCCCGGGAGGCCGCGAGTGCGCCGCCGCCCACCTGGGGCTGGACCTCAAGCAGTTTGACAACAAGCTGTACGAGAACACCGGCCACCGCCCGCTGACCGACGAGCAGGTCCGCCAGCTGGAGCGGGTAGGCGGTACCAGCTTCCTGCCCGACTACGTTTCGGGCCTCTACGGCGGCGTTTTCGTCCCCATGCCGGACGATACCCCGCTCGACAACCTGGACCTCTACCAGCGCTCCCTGGTCACCGACGTAGCCGAGGGCAAGGTCGACCAGATCATTGCCAAGGCTTTAGCCGATGGCCGCCTCGACGAGGCCGAGCTCGCCGACATTATCGCCGCCCACCGCGCGCACATTGCCGCACGGCACGCCGAGGTGGGAGCAGTAATCACGTTGCACCGGAAAAACCCGGGCAACCAGGAACAGAAGTAGGCGCACGAAGCGTCGCATTTTTCGGCTTCGGCCAATGCCGCACTCGCGGCGGGGAGAGTTCATGAGCACCAATCACGGCGGCGGTTACAAGTGTCTATGCCCGGCCTGCGGCAGCCGGATGCGTATCCGCAATTCGGAAGAGCAGACGCCCATCTTCAAGACCATGTATGGCGAGTGCACCAACCTAGGATGCGGCGCCACCTATGGCGGCTCCCTGTCGTGGGAGTACGAGCTAACCACCTCGGGTCTGGACCGGCCCCGGGTCCGCCTCCCGGTTGCCCCCTCGGTAAAACGTAGGCAAGCCATCCGCGACAGCGCTGAGAAAACCAACCAACTCGACATGCTCGCGATCCTGGAGGCCTAAGCCATGCAACTCGCCCAGCCCACAGCCCAGGAGTTAAACGACTACCGCACCGGCATGCAGAGCAACGCCGCTGCCTTCATCGAGCGCCACCAGCAGGAACACCTGCACGACGACAGTCTGTTCGACCGCACCGTCAACCACCTGGTCGACGTGTGGGACGTACCCGTGTTCATGGCCGACCGCCTCGTCCACCTGGCCATGACCGAGCGCTTGCCCAAGGACAGCCGCTGGATCGGCATAGACATGGCCAGCGGTCCGGACTGTTGCGTTTTCCACGACCGCCGCACCCACAAGATCGTGCCGGTACCGCGCTCGGAAAGGCTGCATAGCTTCCTGCAAGACCTGGCCAACCAGGCCCCACGCTAACCCACAAAAGCCCAGACCCACTCCCGTGGGTTTGGGGAAGTTGCACCCGCAATCCGAGGAGGCGCCATGCAAAACGCTGTTGCGATCCAGCTGGACCTGCCCAAGCCCTGGGCTGAGGCGCTGCTCAGCAGCCTGCGCGCCGAGCTGCGCCGGAGCATGACAGAGCACTGGTATGACGACCGCTACCGCACCGTGCCGGCGGGCTTGCGCAGTAACCGCATCCTCGACGACTACCCGGCCCTTGCCGGCCACAAACGCACCATCGGCGCGCTGCAAGCCGCCCTTGCCGCCAATCAGTAAGGCAACTCCATGACGATGCAAGAGAAACTCAGGGGCGAGGTGCTCCGCCGGATTGAGTCCGACTTCGGTCTCAAGCACATGACCGGCACCAACTACATGCGCAAGGGCAGATGCCCGGCGCACAAGTGCGGCAAGAACACCCTGTACACCTTCCACGACTCGCCCTGGATGCTGATCTGCGGCCGGCCGGAAGCGTGCAACCACCGAGTCCACGTCAAGGACCTCTACAGCGACCTGTTCAACGACTGGAGCGAGCAGGCGCCGTCCACCGCAGAGGAACCAACCGCCACCGCGCGCGCCTACCTTCAGTTTGCCCGGGGATTCCGCCTCGAGCTCATTGACGGCTGGTTCACTCAGGAAAACTACTGGAGCCGCGATATCGGCGCCGGCAGCGCCACCGTGCGCTTCCCTCTGGACAAGGGCGGCTACTGGGAAAGACTGATCGACCGCCCCGAGCGCTTCGGCAAACAGAAGGCCCGCTTCAAACCGGGCGAGAGCTATAAAGGCGTCTGGTGGTGCCCGCCTTCCCTCACGCTGGTGGACGTCGACGAGCTGTACATTGTCGAGGGCATCTTCGACGCCATCGCCCTGCTGCACCACGACACCCCTGCCGTCTCCATGATGAGCAGCGCCCCCTTCCCCGAGGAGTCGCTCCGCGCCCTCAAGAAGGCCTGCCAGGAGGCGGACAAACGCTTGCCGCGCCTGGTCTGGGCACTGGACAACGAACCGGTGGCCAAAGCCAACATGCGCCGCTGGGCAAAGGAGGCCCGCGCTCTGGGCTTCAAGTGTGAGGCTGCTGTCATCCCGCAGCGCGGCTCCAAAAAGGTCGACTGGAATGACCTGCATCAGCGCTGGACCTTCATCGAGGGCGACGACGAGCGCGCCAAGCGCATCGAGCAAGACCTCGACGAGGCCCGCCACCAGGGCGCCCTGCTGCTGGCCGACTCGGCCGAGGAAAAGGGCCTGCTCATGTACGAGTGGGACGAGCGCAAGGAATTCCACTTTACCTACCGCTCCCGCCTGTACTGGTTCCACCTGGACCTGGAGAAGTACGAACGCGCCGCACGCGAGCTGGAAGGCTCTGATCGCCAGGAAGATCAGTTGCTCAGCGACAAGCAACGGCGGGACAAGGCTCTGCGCCAAAGTACTTCCGTGGTGCGCATCGCCAACTGCAATTTCCAGGCGCTGTACTACATGCGCAACGACGTGACCCAAGAGGCCTGGTACTACTTCCGCGTGGATCGACCAGACACCCAGGCCATTAAGACAACCTTCACCGCCTCGCAGATAACTGCCGCACCGGAGTTTAAAAAGCGTCTGCTGAACGAGTGTAACGGAGCCATGTTCACCGGCACCCCGCAGCAGTTGGAGCGCATGCTCGGCTTACAGCTCGACAACCTCAAGACCGTCAACACCATCGATTGGATCGGCTACACCCGCGAGCACGGCGTCTACGTGTTCAACGACCTGGCCATCGCCGGCGGAAAGGTGCACAAGCTCAACGAGGAGGACTTCTTCGACGTCGGCAAGCTGAGCGTGAAGTCGCAGAGCCAGTCACCTGTGCTGCACATCAATCCAGACCTCAGCGCTTACAACGAAGGCTGGTTCGAACTGTTCTGGAAATGCTTCGGCGTGCGCGGCGCTGTGGTCCTGGCCTGGTGGCTGGGAGCTCTGTATGCGGAGCAAATCCGCCATATACATAAGTCCTACCTGTTCTTGGAGCTGATCGGCGAAGCCGGTTCCGGCAAGACCACTCTGGTGGAGCTGCTCTGGAAAACCACCGGACGCACCGAATACGAAGGCTTCGACCCGTCCAAGGCAACCCCGGCCAGCCGGGCGCGGAACTTCGCCCAGGTCGGCAACCTGCCGGTGGTGCTGATCGAGTCCGAGCGCGAGCAGAAGGAAGGCGCCCCGGTGAAGCACTTCGACTGGGACGAGCTCAAGACCGCCTACAACGGGCGCAGCGTGCGCTCCACCGGCGTGAAGAACAACGGCAACGACACCCGCGAACCTCCGTTCCGGGCAGCCCTGCTGATCGCCCAGAACAACGCTGTCAACGCCTCGGAGCCGATCCTACAGCGCCTGGGTCATGTGCACCTGACCCGCGAGCACCAGACACCGGAAACCAAACTGTTCGCCGAGCAGTTGGAGCGCATGCCGGTTGAGCAGCTCAGCGGCTTTCTGATCAAGGCCCTGCAGCCCGAGGCTCAAGTCCTCAAGCTGCTGGACGAGCGTACCTCTGGCTACGAGCAGCAGCTGCTGGCCCTACCGGGTATCCGTACCGTGCGTATCGCCAAGAACCACGCTCAGTTGCGCAGCCTGGTGGATGCCCTCCAGTTGGTGGTCCCGTTGAGCGATGAGCGCGCCGATCTGGTCCACGCCGAGGTAGCGCGCATGGCCCAGGAGCGACAGGAAGCTATCAACGCCGACCATCCCCTCGTGCGCGAGTTCTGGGACATGGTCGAGTTCCTCAACGGCCCTCTGGGCGATGCCGGCGGCAAGCTGAACCATTCCCGCAAGTCGGCCTTCTTCGCCATCAATCTCAACGAGTTCGTCGAGACAGCGGCCAACAAGCGCCAGCAGCTGCCGAACCTCAGCGACCTTAAGCGCGTGCTCAAGACCAGCAAGTCGCCGAAATTCCTGGAAACCAACAAGCCCATCAACTCAGCCATCGCCGTCGACGCCCACGGCTCCGCGAGGACAGTGCGCTGCTGGCTGTTCCAGCTCGTTTAACCCAACCCCGGCGCGGCAACGCCGGCATCAACCCCAAGGAGAAGCACCATGCAAAACGACAACGACCACTTCTACCAGAGCAACCGCATCGACACGCTGGTCACCCTGGCCGTCAGCGGCCTGACCCTGCTGGCCCTCGCGCTGGCCGGCTACTACGCCCCGTCTCTGCTGACCGTGGCACTGCACTAAACCCACCGCCCGGACGCGGCAACGTCCGGGCAACCAACCCAAGGAGAAGCACCATGCAACTGAAAGTAGAACGCGGCGCACCCGCCACCGGCAAGACCATCCGCCTGCGCCAGATCGCCAAGGCCGACGGGCAAAGCGAGCAAGAGATTCTGGTAGGCCGCCACTGCACACCTGACGCATTGGCGCGCTCGGTACGGTGGCTCGCGAATCGAGGCGCCAATGTCATCTGCATCGACGAATGCAGCGAAGAACAGATTGAACTTTTACAGGTCCTGGCGCGCCGCCTGCCGGGCAACCAGACCATCCACGCCGTCGTTGCGAACTGAGGGGACCACCATGTCGAACTACTTCTACAAGTCCGAAGCCCCAGAGGTGGTGGCCATCGTCCGGGAGTTCTACCAGGCGAAAGACCTGCTGAATGAGCAACTGGTCGAGTTGGGCAAGCTGTTCGGCGGTGCCATCGCCCCAATGCGCGACATCATCTCCCACTACGCCGGCGGCGTGAAGCTGTCCGCCAGCCGCGAGCTGGACGTCCACTGGTGCCGCCCTGACGAGTACGGCTACCGCAGCCTCCGCCAACAGGCAGTGCCACCCAAGGGCATCACCAAGGAGCAGCGTGCTGCTATTCGAGCCGAGCACGAGCGCCTGCGCGAGTTATGGAAGGAACACTGCCCGCCTAGCCTGGACACCCACGACTACTGGGACCGGCTCAACCTGAACACCGGCAGCCTGCTGCTTTGTGGCGGCATCAAGTTTGAGCACCAGGGCGTGGCCTACTTCGTTCTCGGCTTCTCCATCAACCAGGCCGACCACGAAGCGAACGTAGCTGCAGACCAACCTACGTCCGGCTGGATCACCGGTGCGGTGGAGATTCTGCCAAGCGAATACGAGGCCGCCCGCGTGGCCAAGTTGGGAGAGCGCGCATGAGCTCCGCACATGACCGTATCCGAGATGACCTGAACCGCTTAGCGGTGGAAGAGGCAGAACGCCCATACGTCCGCACCGCCGGCGTTGAAGCCCTCCAGCGACTGCTGCCAGTAGCCCAACGCTGCACCGGGCAGAGCCGCATCGTCGGACGCTTCTTGCTGGGCCTCTACAACGGCAGCGCATTCCCCTTTTCGCTTACCGATCTGCGCGGGCTTGACAGTGCCCTCTGGGACGACTGCCTCGCCGTACTCCGCCTGGACCGGCGGCCGGAGCAGGAAGTGCACCAGTACATCGAGAACGGCGACGAAATTTGGTCGCACCTGAAACGTGCCTGGGGCTAAGCCTCGAAACAAGAAGGCCCCGCCGAGCGGCAACTCGGTAGGGCCTATCCCCAAGGAGAAGCACCATGCACCACTTAAAACAACACCACCGCTGGCCGTTACTCGCCATGGTCGCCGCACTGGCGGGGGTGACCGCCACGTCGGTGGCTCTGGCCATCGCCTCGCTGATCGACAACACCCTGCTCGCCGTTCTGTTCGCCTCGGCCGCGGTGGTCCTGGACCTATTCAAGTATGTCGCCTGGCCGCTGGCCCTCGGCCTCCTGGTCGTGCGCCGAACCCTGTGCGCGTTGCTGATGATGGCCTGCGCGCTGGCCCTAGGAGCCGTCTCCGGTTGGGCCAGCTACGACCGGCTCATGTCCTCAATCATCAACAGCCGCGCCGAGCACCAAGCACGCCAGGAACAACGGCAGATCGACCTGGTGGAGCAGCGCGACGCAGACGCCGCCCGCATCGGGCAGCTCGACAGCGATGCGGCAGCCGTCCACCAGCAGGCCAACGCACTGCGCGAGCGAGGCATGGTCACCCGTGCCCTGGAGCTGGAGACAGCCTCAATGGCACGCATCGACGCCGAACGGGAGCGCGCCCAGGCGCGGCGGGACCAGTCGTCGCAAGAGCTCACTGCCCTGCTGGCCCTGCCAACCAAGGCCGCGGGCCTGCCTCTCGAACTGGCCACCCTGCTCTGCCTCGGCTTCGCGGCTGCACTGGAGATTGTGCCGGCCTTGATCCTTTCCGCCCTACGTCCAGCCCCCACGCAGGAACGCGCCCCAGCACCAGTAGCAGCGGAACAGGAACGGACCGAGGAACAGCAACAGGAACGCCAGAAAACGGAGCAGGTACCAGCAGCCAGCGAAGGGCTGCCGACCGATTTGCTGCAGCTCATAGCCAGCACGGAAAGAGGAACGAAGGTGGCAGTGCGTCAGGTCGCCAAGGGTCTGCGGATAGGCAGTGACCGAGCCACCAAGCTGATGCAGAAGGCCGCCGAAGCCGGCCTGCTGAGCAAGACCGCCGCCGGTTACGTGGCGGCATAAAAGATGGCCCCGGAGGGCGGCAACCCTCCGAGACCGACCAACCCCAAGGAGAAGCACCATGCAAGTGAACCCCAAAGAAGTCAGCGTCGGAAAGGCTACCACCGAACGCACCCGGCCGGCGATGGCTAGCCACCGCCTGGACCTGCCCAGCATCTGCGATATCTGCGGCAACGCCCGCTCGACCCGCAAACATGCCCAGTGCAGCCGCATCCGCCAGCAGACCAAGCAAGCCGAGTGGGAGTCCCTCCAGGCCGAGAAAGCAGCAGTCAAGCTACAGAAGGGGCGCCGATATGCTCGTTAAGCGCACCCTCAAACACTTCCATATGTGCTGTGGCCTAGGCGGCGGCGCCAAGGGCTTCAACCGAGCCAAGCCCGTAGTCGGCAACATGCAGGCCGAGTGGCTGTGCGTCGGCGGCGTCGACGTAGATCCAGCTGGCCTGCGCGACTTCCAGCGCTTGGCCGGCATCCCCGGCACGCTGATGGACCTCTTCACCCGCGAGCAGTACACCGCCTTTCACGGCGTCGAGCCTCCGGCGGAATGGCGGGAAGCCACTGCCGAGGACGTGCGCCGTGCAGCCAACAACCAGGACCCGGACGCGGTATTCATCAGCAGCCCCTGCAAGGGTGCGAGCGGGCTGCTGTCGGAAACCATGAGCCTCACCCCTAAATACCAAGCCCTCAACGAGCTGACACTGCGCTGCGTCTGGCTCATGTGCGAGGCCTGGAAGCACAACCCGGTCAGCCTGATCGTGTTCGAGAACGTCCCGCGCCTGGCCACCCGCGGCAGGCACCTGCTGGACCAGATCGGCAAGCTCCTGGAGTTCTACGGCTACGCCGTAGCCGAAACCACCCACGACTGCGGCGTGATCGGTGGCCTGGCCCAGAGCCGCAAGCGATTCTTGCTGGTGGCCAGGCACATCGAGAAGGTGCCGCCCTTCCTGTACGAGCCGGAAAAGAAAACCCTCAAGTCGGTAGGTTCGATCCTGGGACGCATGCCCATGGCCGGCGACGTGGAAGCCGCGGGCCCGATGCACCGGGTTCCAGCGCTGCAATGGAAAACATGGGTGCGCCTGGCCTTGGTCGAAGCCGGTAAGGACTGGCGATGCCTGAACGATTTAGCGATCGAGGACGGCTATCTGCGTGACCTGATCATTGTTCCGCAATTCCGGGACGGCTTCCTGGGCGTACATGAATGGAACGAAACCGCCGGCACCGTAGCCGCGCGCAGCGGGCCAACCAACGGCAAGTTCTCGGTAGCAGATCCACGGGCACGAGCTGGGGCCTTGCAATACCAGCAGTACGGCGTGCGCCGTTGGGATGAAACCAGCGGCGCGGTGATCGGCGTCAAGTCGCCCGGGCAAGGCACGTTCAGCGTCGCCGATCCGCGCGACCCAGGAATCGGGCACGCCAAATACAACGTGGCTCAGTGGGATGGCGTATCGCGCACTGTCATTTCGGGCAGCACCACGGGCCAAGGCGCGTTCGCAATTCAGGATCCGCGCCACATGGGCGCAGCGAAACACTCTAACGAGTTCCGCATCGTCCCTTACGAGCGAGCAACCCAAACCGTCACCAGCGCTCACGGCACAGGCCAGTGCGTAGCCGACCCACGCCCTGGCATGGCCAAAGAGAAGGGCGACGCCTACCTCACCGGCGGGCACTACGGCGTTGTCGGCTTCGACCAGCCTGCCGGCGCAGTATCGGCCAGCGCCTGCCACGACAACGGCCGCTGGTCTGTGGCTGACCCGCGCATGCCGACGGCAACCGACCGCCTCACCTGCATCATCACCAGCCTGGACGGCACCTGGCACCGCCCGTTCACCACCCTGGAGCTGGCTGCGCTGCAAAGCCTGGTCGACCCCGAGGAACAACTGGAACTGGACGGCCTAAGCGACCAGTCCTGGCGTGAGCGGATCGGCAATGCGGTGCCGCCAGCTGCCGCCGAAGCAATCGCCCACGTGATGGGCACCACCCTACTGCTGGCCGCAGCCGGCGAAACCTTCATGCTCAACAGCATGCCCATCTGGGTCCGCCCGGTGGCTGTCGGTCTGAGCGTTGCGCAACAGGGGGTAACTGATGTCTGACCTTTTCTTTGTGCAAGACAGCCGCAGCAACGTCGGCAGCCGAGCGATGTTCTGGCGCGAGGGCGGCGGCTACACCTCGAACCTGGACGAGGCCGAGCAGTTCAAACGCGAGTCCGCAGTCAAGCAGTACGAGTGCCGCGAAACCGACCTACCCTGGCCGGTGGAGTACGTCCGCACCCGGGCACAGGTCGGCGTCGATCATCAGTACCTGGACGTGCCAGCGGAACAGGCGCTGGCCGCTGCGCCGGCGGACGACCGCATATACGTCGCCTACAAACAGGCATGGGACGGCAACTGCCTGATCTGGATGGCGCTGGGCATTGGCCGCACGTCCAACCTGACGGACGCCAGCACCTGGAGCCTGGAGCATGCGGCGGGCTTCACCGGGCGCGGCTATTTGCCATGGCCGAAAGGCTACATCGACCAACACAGCCGCCCGGTTGTGCTGGCCTCCATGCTCGACCACAAGCAAGCACTGCGCTCGGTCGGCCTCAAGCTGCCCAAGCTTAAGCGCCCGCGCTCCCAGCGCTACAGCGACCGACTCAACTGCGACGGCTGCGGCCGCTTCCTCAGTGACCGCCAACGCTTCGAGGATTGCCCCAACTGCGGCGCGAGGAATGCGCCATGAGCCGCCGTCTGATGGTCCAGGGCGGCCGCCGCTGTGGTCGCTTTAAACGCCTGCTGCCGCTGCTCCAGTACGCCCAGGGCAACGGCTGGTCAGTCGTTTACACCAACGGCGGACACCTGCGCTTTACCAAGCCTGAGCGGCCAATCATCCACACCAGCAGTACGCCGAGCGATTGGCGTGCTGTCCACAACGCCTTAGCCCTCCTGGCCAGAGCCGACCGGATGACTGTGGTGGAGCTTTCGCATGGGGTGGCCATCTACCATGGCTGACCAGGACGAACGCCAGCACATGCTGGAATGCGAGGCCAGGTACTGGCTCCGGCGTGGGAACACCACGCCGGAGAAGGTGGCCGAGCTGAAAGAAACCCACCTCAAGAAGCGCGGCGAGCAGGCCGTCACCCGGCTGATCGAGGAAATGCGCAACCAGTGGCGTCGCCGCCACGAATGGCTAGGGAGGGAGCATGAGTAACGACGTGCGGCGAGAAGGCCGGAGCTACGATTCTCGGCGGTGGCCACAGGTCGTCGGCAGTACACTGGAGGCCCAGCCATGAGCGAAGTCTCCCGCGTGCTGACATTCGACGACCTCAAGCGCATTACCGGATATGCCCGACGGGCAGACGTGGAGCGGACCCTGCACGAGCAGGGCATCCGCATTTTCCGGGGCCGCACCGGTCCCTGGACCACCGTGGAGCTAATCAACCAGGCCGGCGGGCTGAAAGCCGGCACCCAGGTGCAGTACGGCGTCGAGATTCTATGAGGCGATCCAGGAAGAACAACCCCAATATCCCCCAGCACATCGACCAGGCCGCTATCCCAGCGGCCGTTTTCTTTGACCACCGAGGCAAGGGAACCTGGTACACCCTGCACCGCGATGAAGCCGGCCGGCAGCGCCGGCAGAACATCGCCAGCTGTTCGGCCACGCTGGCCGAGCTGCACAAGATCATGGAAGTCCGCAACGGCATCGACCGCGAGAGCCTGAACCACCTTTGCGAGCAGTACCATGACAGCGCCAGGTTCAAGAGGCTCGCGCCGAAAACCCAGGAGAGCTACACCTGGTCGCGCGACGTTCTGGCCAAAATTCCCACCAAGCTAGGCAAACCCCTCGGCGAACTGGCCGTGCGCAAGTTCACCCCTGCGCTGATCCAGCGGATCATTGACCGGATCGCTGACGAGGGCACGCCGTCTAAGGCTGCCCATGCGCTGCGGTACCTACGCCTGGTGATGCAATGGGGCCGCAACCGCGGCTATCTGGACAGCAATCCGGCCATGGGCATCGAGGCGCCTGTAGAGCGCAAGCAGCGTCGGCTGCCGTCGCATGACGTGATGCAACGCCTGATCGGCCGCGCCCGCGAGCTGGGCCAATTGAAACGCGGGCAGAAGGACGCGGTACCACCGCACCTGAGCTACGTCATGGAACTGGCCTACCTCTGCCGGCTGCGCGGCATTGAGGTCGTCACCCTGACCGACGCCAACGAATTGGCCGACGGCGTGCTCACCAACCGACGCAAGGGCAGCCGTGACAATGTGGTCACCTGGACGCCGCGCTTGCGAGCCGCCTGGGACGCTGCAAAGGCCCGCCGCTCCCAAGTATGGAAAGCCCGGGGCACGGCCGTGCCGGTCAATCCCGAGAAACGCTTCATCATCACCGCCGACCATGGCGGCCCGTTGGGCAAGTCCGGCCTGGACACCGCCTGGAACCGCTTCATGCGTAACGCCATCGTGGCGGGCGTCATCACCGCCGAGCAACGTTTCGGCCTGCACGACCTCAAACGTCGCGGCATCACTGACACCCCAGGCACCAGGGCCGACAAGCAGGAAGCCAGCGGCCACCGCGACGAGTCCATGCTCGACATCTACGACCTGAGCATCCCGAAGGTCGCCCCCTCAGCTCTCTGA